GCCAAGCGTCAGGTGTCTGATGCCTATGATTGGGATGCTTTTAATACGCCTATAACTGTTCCTACTGTTTCTGGACAGTCTCAAGGCTATGTTATTACGGGTGCAGGGGTGCGGTTTAAGACTATGGATGTGATAAACACCACCAGTTTTTACCAAATGCAACCTCTGTCCCACACAAATTACGACTCGTTCTACTACACAACGCCAACACCCACAAGTGGTTTGCCCATGTATTACACAATGCAAGGCGTAAACTCAAATGGCGATATGAAGGTCAACTTTTGGCCTGTTCCTGATGCTGTATACAACATTCGCTTTAGCCTAATCGTTCCAGAGGCTGACTTCACGACAGACACATCTACCACTTTGTTGGCAAGAGAACCTATTGTTTTGGGTGCATTTGCTAGGGCATTGGTTGAGCGTGGCGAGGATGGTGGACTGAGTAGTTCAGAGGCTTATGCCTTGTATAAGTCTTGCCTGTCTGACCTGATTTCTTTGGAATTGGCTAGATCGCCTGAAAACGACTCGTTTGAGGCGGTGTAATGGCTGAAGCAGTACAAGCCTACTCCATCACAGCCCCAGGCTTCTACGGGTTAAACACCCAAGACTCGTCTTTGGACTTGGCTAGTGGCTTTGCACTTATTGCGAATAACTGCGTAATTGACCAATATGGTCGAATTGGGGCTAGAAAAGGTTGGACAAAAGTTAATTCTGCTGTCAATACTGACCTGTCTACCAATGATATAACTTCTATTGGTGAAGTGGTGACTGCTGATGCTACCTCTTACATCATCATGGCTGGCAACAATAAGTTATTCAAGTTAAGTGGCTCATCCTTGGTGACTTTGACTTATGGTGGCGGCGGTACTGCTCCTACCATTACTGCAAGCAATTGGCAGATGGTTTCCTTGGCTGGCGCACTTTATCTGTTTCAGTCAGGATATGACCCTCTTGTGTTTGATCCTGCATTGTCTACAACGACTTTTAGACGGGTTAGTGAGTTAACTGGCTATGCAGGTACTGTTCAGTTGGCAAACACGGCTTTAAGTGCCTATGGAAGGCTTTGGACAGCCGATGTTTCGTCAGACAAGTTAACTGTTCAATGGTGCGATACTAAATTGGCAAACAAATGGAATTCTGGTACGGCAGGAACGCTAGATACCACTACTGTTTGGCCTAAAGGTGGTGATGTAATTGTCGCTTTGGGTGCTCACAACGGCTTTTTGTTTATCTTTGGCAAGAACAACATCCTTGTTTATCAAGGGGCAACAACCCCGTCAACGATGACTTTACAAGATGTCATCACAGGCATTGGCTGTGTGGCTAGAGATTCCTTGGCTTACACGGGTACTGACCTTATTTTCTTGTCATCCACAGGCGTGCGTAGTGCTTTAAGGACTATCCAAGAGAAGTCCATGCCTTTGCGTGACTTGTCTAAAAATGTCCGTAATGACTTGATTACAGCCATTGCTGGTGAATCTTTGCCTACGATTAAGTCTGTATACAACAGTAAAGAAGCCATTTACTTGTTGACCTTGCCAGTATTGAAGTCAGTCTACTGCTTTGATATGAAAGGTACTTTGCAAGATGGTTCTTCTAGGGTTACGACTTGGGACTCAATCGAGCCTAAATCTTTGTTGACTAAACAAGATGGTACGTTGTACATTGGAAAAGGAGGCTATCTTGCTACCTATTCTGGTTATAACGATGATACCGCCATATATCGTTTTCAATATTTTACGAACCATACTGATCTTGGTACGCCATCTGCTACGTCTATTCTGAAGAAACTCAGGACTGTGGTGATTGGTGGTAGCAATCAGTATGTAACTTTCAAATGGGGTTACGACTTTACTGGTAATTATTACTCACAGTCGGCTAAAATTCCTACGCAATCTGTTTCATATTATGGTATAGCCGAGTATGGAGCAAATGCAACAACAGTTGCCTACTACTCTGGTGGTGTGACTTTGCAGACATTGAGTGTTTACCCAACTGGTTCGGGCAAAGTTGTTCAAACTGGTTATGAGGCAGATATCAATACTTTCCCGTTGAGCATCCAAAAGATTGAGATATTTGCCAAAGAAGGCAAGGTTTATTAAGGAACTGTAATGACAGATTACACAAAAGCAACCAATTTCGCCAGTAAGGATAGTCTTTCTTCTGGCAACTCCTTAAAGATTGTTAAGGGTACTGAGATTGATACAGAGTTCAATAATATTGCTACTGCTATTACAACTAAGGCAGACTTGTCTGGCCCTACCTTTACGGGTACGCCTACATTGCCTACGGGAACGATTGGTGTAACTCAGTCTTCTAGCGATAGTTCTACTAAGTTAGCGACTACTGCATTTGTACAGACTGTATTACAGACCTTGTATCCAGTTGGAACTGTGTATACAAATGCTACTTCAAGCACTAACCCTGCAACATTGCTAGGCTTTGGTACTTGGACTGCATTTGGTGCAGGTAAGGTTATGGTTGGCTTGGATAGTGGTGATGCCACATTCAGCACAGTAGGAAATACTGGTGGATCGAAAGATGCAATCGTTGTTAGCCATAACCATACGGCTACTTCTACTGTTACCGATCCTACTCACCGCCACAATGTTGGTTCTAATGACTCTACTGCTGACAATGGTGGCAATGCAACACAAGAGTTTGTGCGTGATTCAGGCTCAGGCAATGGCCCAACAACCTATACAAACTACGCATCAACTGGCATTTCTGTATCAACAAGTGTTGCCTCAACAGGTTCAAGCGCAACTGGTGCTAACTTGATGCCTTATGTCGTTGTCTATCTTTGGAAACGCACAGCATGATTACGCACCACTTTAGTGATGGACTGTATGCCAAAGAGACGCACATTGAGGCGGGGCAAATGCTTATGCAACACAAGCATAACTACTCTCATTTTGGGATCATTGCTAAAGGTAAGGTTGTAGTTGTTAAAGAGGGTGACATTCAGATTATTGAAGCCCCTGCTTGCATTGATATTAAGGCTGGTGAGAATCATGGCGTAAAAGCCATCACCGATGTGGTTTGGTATTGTGTTCATGCTACTGATGAGAAAGACCCGTCAAAAGTAGATGAAGTTTTGATTAAGGGGAATTAATATGCCATTTTATGTTGCTGGTGCTAGTTTATTAGGAGGCTATCTTCAGGGAGAGTCTGCTAAAAGTGCGGCAGAGACTTCTGCTAATTCTCAATTAAAAGCGGCTCAAATGGCGGCTGATGCGGCTAAGTTCCGTCCTGTTGGTGTTACAAGTCGTTATGGGTCATCTCAATTTACAACAGATGCTAATGGCAATCTAGTTAACGCAGGATATAACGTATCTCCTGAATACCAAGCCTATCAACAGCAATTATCTGGTTTATTGGGAAATCAAATACAGCAAGGTCTAGGAGCGCAACAGCAATATCAACCTTTAACTGGTGCGGCAGGAAGTCTATTTAATCTTGGTGCGGGATATTTACAACAATCTCCTGAACAGGTTGCTCAACAATACATGACTAATCAACAAGCATTGCTTGCTCCTAGTCGTGAACGTGAGTCTGCTTTATTAGCAAACCAATTATCAAACTCAGGTCGCACAGGTTTATCTATTGCTCAAGGCGGTGGGTTGTTATCTGCTAATCCAGAACAATCGGCTTTGGCTAATGCTAGAGCAATGCAAGACCTTCAGTTGGCGGCAAATGCTACTCAGGCTGGTCAACAACAAACCGCTTTTGGTGCAGGATTGTTTAACACAGGCGCAGGATTACTTGGTCAATATCAACAAGGTCAAGTTGGAGCATTATCTCCATTCCAAAACACATTAGGTGTTCAAAGTGGAATAGAAAATCTTGGACAAAATCAATTGACATTAGGTGCTGGTTTAGGCGGTCAATCTGCCGCTTATGGTGCAAATACTGGTCGTTTTATTACACAAGGCGCGCAAGCCGCCGCACCATATCAATATCAAGCATCTTCTTATAACCCAGTTGCAAATATCCTACAAGGATTTGCTACCAATCCAAATGCTTATCAGGGCATGAACAATATGATGAATGGAAATTCTAATTTTGGTGGATCAGGTGGTGGAATAACTAGCGCAGGTATGCAAGCACAAACTTATGTTCCTTATGGTGGTGGACAAGCATTGCCATTAGGATACGCAAATCTTTAAGGAGAAACCAAATGGCTGATTCAATAGTAGGTGGATTATTTGGTACTACTCCTGAGATGTACCAAGCGCAACAAAATAAAGAGGCATTAGCACAGGCATCACAATTAGGACAACTTGATCCTTTTTCTGCGGCTCGTACTGGTCTTATATATGGTGGTCGCCAATTGGGTGGCGCATTGGGTGGACAAGACCCACAATTGCGGTTATTAAGTCAAAGAAATGCTGTAATGAAAGGAATTGATTTAACAAATCCAAGTTCTTTGCAAAGTGCGGCACAGCAATTATCTGATGTTGGAGATACTCAAGGTGCTTTAGGGCTTGCTCAACAAGCGGCAGTTCTAAAACAACAAATGATGGAAGCCAATTTGACTGGTGCTAAATACGAAAAAGAAGTATTTTCTGCTGGTCAAGAGGCTAAGTTGCGTGACGAATTATCAAAACTTGGTGCTAATGCTACGCAAGAGCAAGTTCTTAGTGTTGTTACAAAGTATGGAAGCCCTGATAGAGTATTGGCGGCACTACAAGCATCCTCTGATCGTGCGGCACAACGTGAAAATGCGTTGCAGTTGGCTAGAGAACGTATTGATGCACAAATTCAGATTGCCAAAGATCGTGGTGCTAATGCAATGCAAATTGCTCAAATGCAAATGGAAGGTCGTCAGCAAATGGCGGCAATCACACAATCTATGCAACAGCAATCTTTAGATATTCGTAAAGAAGCGGCTGATGAGAAGAAAAAAGCGGCTGAACAACAAAAACTAGGTATTGTTTCATCGTTTGACAGCGCACTTGATACTTTAGACACTATATCTAAACATCCTGGCAAGAAGGCGGCTGTTGGATTTGGTGGCGCACAGTTGTCAATGATTCCAGGCACAGATGCGGCAGGGTTTGCGGCGCAGTTGGAGACATTTAAGGCTCAAACATTCTTGCCACAAGTTCAGGCTCTCAAGGGCATGGGTGCTTTGTCTGACGCTGAAGGCAAGAAACTTACTGCGGCAGTTGGTGCTTTGTCTCAATCTATGAAGCAATCAGAGTTTGATGCACAAGTTGCAAAGATTAAGCGTGATTTAGAAGCGGCTCGATCAAGAGTGGGAACATCTATGCAAAATGCTCCTAGTGCTCCAGCACCTACAACTCCAGTAGCAACAAAGCGTTGGAATCCACAAACAGGTCAACTTGAGGAGATCAAATAATGCCACAGTACATTCAAGTTGGTAATGATGTAATTGAGTTTCCTGATGGAATGTCGGCATCACAAATTACTTCTGCCTTAAGTGGCACAAGTAAACCTGTTGCTCCTACTGTTTCAGCCCCGTCAAATGGTTTGCTGATGGGTATGAAAGACCCAATTAGCGGTGCGGCTCAAATGTTGCCAAAAGGACTTGAGTTCATCACCTCTGCTGGTGGTTATGCCCCTAATCCTGTAAGCCAATTTTTTGGTTCTGAGGCTGAGAGAGTTCGCCAAATGAATGCCGCTGAAGAGCAAGCATATCTAAAGCAACGTGAGGCTCAAGGTGGGACTGGTATAGATGTAGGCCGTATTGTTGGAAATATTGCTAGTCCTGCTAATATTGTGGGTGGAATTCGTGCCGCCCAAGGTGCTAGAGCATTAGGTGCTGGTGCTGGTATGCAAGCCGCCGCCGCAGGTGCAGTTCAAGGTGCAATGCAACCAGTTAATGAAGCCACAGGTTTCGCTGAAGAGAAGGCTACTCAAGTTGGCTTAGGCGCAGTAGGCGGTAAAGTTGGAGAGGCAGTTTCAGGTGTATTGGGCAAAGTAATGAACCCATTAGCATCTAAAGCAGAACAGACCATGCGTGAGTTGGGAATTACACCTACGCCTGGACAAACCCTTGGTGGCGCATTTAAGAAGGCAGAAGACTTTGCTCAGAACCTGCCTTTGGTTGGAGAGCAAATTCGTAGTGCTAGAGAAAAAGTGTTGTTTGATTTCAACAAAGGCGTAATTAACAAAGCACTTGATAAGGTTAATGACCAACTTCCTGAGAACGTTATTGGGCGTGATGCTGTGCGTTATGCGGCAGATCAGGTCTCCAACAAATATGATGAAGTTCTTGGAAAAATGAAGTTTGATTTAGATTTCAAGACTACTAGTGGCATTTTGGGTGCTTTGAACAAAGCCAACTTGCCTTCTGTTGTTCAGCGTGAAGAAGCCACAAACATTGTTAACTCTATTGCTTTGGATAAATTTGGCGGTAAAACGCTAACTGGTGCTGAATACAAGTCTATTGAGTCTGACTTGGCTAAAGAAGTTTCTAAGTATAAGAATAGCCAATCTGCGGCTGACAGAAATGTTGGCGAGGCATTACAAGGTGTTTTAGATACATTCAAAACAGAGTTGTATCATCAAAATCAACGCTATACACCTCAGTTACGTAGGATTGATAGTGCCTATGGTGACTTAAAGTTGATGGAACGTGCGGCGGCAAATACTGGTGCTGAGAATGGTGTGTTTACTCCAAAGCAATACAGTCTTGCTGTTAAACAATCTGATTTAACCCGCCAAAAGTCTGCTTTTGCCAAAGGAACTGCCCGTGGACAAGACTTGTCTGAAGCGGCACTTAAAACTATTGGTGAAGATGCAAAAACAACCTTAGAAGGTCGTTTGGCAATTGGAACTATTGGTGGCATGGCAACGCTTTCTAATCCTTATGTTGGCGTTCCATTGGCTGTTGGTGCAACTGGCTTGTACTCTCCTATGGGCATTAAAGCGGCAGATATGTTGTTGCGCCAAAGACCAGATTTAGTTCGTAAACTTGGACAGCCTTTAGATCAATATTCAGGCGTTATTGGTGGTCAATTAGCACCACAAGGACTATTTGGCTTAAGAAGAGACTAGGAGCAAACCATTGATCCTTTCAGCCTCCTCATGCTCGCCCAAGGAGCAGTCTCTGCCATCAAGTCAGGGTGTGCCATGCTCCAAGAAGGACGCATGGAAATCGAGAACGCTAAGAGTGCAATTGAAGGGGCTGTTGGCGATGCAAAGGCTATTGTCAGCCAACTCTCAGGTCTATGGGCGTGGCTTAAAGGCTTATTTGCACCGAGTAGCGACACAATCACATCAAGCGACAAAGTTGCGCCAAATGTAGTTAAGAAAAGCGTTGCAAAACAACAACAATCGTATGAGGAACTGGAACTAAAGGTAATTAGCGAAGTTGGTGCAAATCTAGGCGTGTTATTTGATACACAACAACAAATAAACAATCACTATCACGAACTAGAAGAAGAGTCTAAAACTAACTACGATCCAACGCAAAACAACAGCAAAAAGGCCATTGAGAGGGCGTTGATTGAATTGCAGATGGAGAAGTTGCTAGAGCAGACAAGGGAGGCGATGGTTTATGCCCCTGCTGAGTTGAAGGACTTGTATAGCAGATTCTTAGTGATGCACGGAAAGATTGAGCAAGAGCAAGCATGGGCTAGGTCAGAAATGATACGAAGGGCTAGGTTGGCTAGATGGCGTAAAGAACAACAAGAAATTCATTGTATTGAGATAACAAGTGGAGTGATTGCTGTGACGTTTATATCTTTAATCTTTGGGTGGATGATGTGGCAACTACGAAACTTGTCTGGTGGATTCTGATAGGTGTGGCTATATGTCTCATTGTTGGTGTAACTTCAATGGCGTATGTAGAAACTCTATACATGAGGGCGCAACTTAAACAAGAGATGAAAGAGTTGCGGAAACTTAAACGGGAAATAAGGGAAGAAAAATGAATGAGTTATTCGGTTTACTCAAGGGTATCGCACCCACGTTGGCAACTGCTGTGGCTGGCCCTATGGGTGGTATGGCTGTTTCCGCTTTGGCTAGTAAATTTGGCGTTTCTGATTCCGTTGATGCTGTTGCTAAGGCTATCGCAGGTGATCCGCAAGCGGCTGAGAAACTTCAAGAAGCAGAGTTAGAGTTTGCTAAGTTAGAGAATGAAGATCGTGCGTCTGCTCGTCACATGCAAGAAACTGCTTTGAATCAAACAGACAATGTTGCTAAACACTTTGTTTACTACTTTGCGTGGGCTTGGTCTGGCGTATCTGCTCTTTACTTCTTTTGCGTAACCTTTATAACCATGCCAGATGGTGCTAGAGACTTTGCAAACATCATCTTAGGTTTCCTGTTGGGTACTGCCATTTCTTCAGTATTCAACTTCTTCTACGGCTCTAGCAAGTCTAGTGCTGACAAAACTAACGCACTTGTGAAAGGCATGAAATGAACGAAAAAGAAATAGTTGTATTGGGTATTGCCAGACAAATGGCGTTTACCTTGTGTTTTGTTGTAGTTGCTATGACTGTTGCCCTATTGGGTGGCTTGTTTATGCCTAACAGCGTGATTGACAACAAAGACATATTTCCCATCATTGCGCCAGCATTTTCTACTGTAATTGGTGGATTTATTGGTTGGTTAGCGGCAATCAAACTTAACAACACAACGAAAGAGGAAAAACCAAATGCAACTGAGTGAACACTTTACCCTTGAAGAACTGACCCACACAGATCATCGAGAAATTGAGAATACTCCAAACAGTTCTGAAATCAACAACTTAAAGCGTTTAGCAGAGTTCTTGGAAAAAGTTAAGGTTGCTGTTGGTGGTAAGCCCATCATGGTTAACTCAGCATTTCGTTGCAAAGCATTGAATGATGCGGTTGGTAGCAAAGATACATCTCAGCATCGTGTTGGTTGTGCGGCAGATATTCGTGTGCCAGGCATGACTCCAGATGAAGTTGTGAAGGCTGTGATTGCCGCCAATCTTGACTACGATCAAGTTATTCGTGAGTTTGATCGTTGGACACACATCTCTGTGCCAAATAGTCCATCAGGCACATCACGCAAGCAATCATTGATTATTGATAAGCAAGGCACACGGGCTTATTCATAAATCGTTCATATTGGCAACGTCTAATACGCAACATGAAAATACAGCGTGTAGACGTTCGCCATGATTCTGTAAAGACGAGATTGTCGGTACTTCAAAAGAAGTGCCTACCTTACGATAAAGCCTATGACGTATCTAATGGATATTGGTGGATTGCTACTAAGGATGGCATGGATTGTGGTTTCGCAGGTCTTGTTTATTCTTCTCGCTGGTCTGATTGCGGTTATCTTGTACGTTGTGGTGTTCTACCTAGTCATCGTGGATTCGGCTTACAGAAGAAGTTTATTCGGGTCAGGATTAGACAGGCGAAAGCACTTGGATTGAACTGGTTAATCACTAGCACCTATGACAACCCCGCTTCAGCAAATTCTCTCATCTCGTGTGGTTTCAAAATGTTTAATCCAACTAATCCTTGGATGGCAAAACACACAAGTTACTGGCGACTAAAACTGGAGTAGTGATGACAACCCCCAATGTTTCTGATGCTGAGTTTATTGAGTTGTGGAAAACCCACCAATCTGCCGCCGCTATACATAAACTTATAGGGGGTAATATAAGAACCCTTCAGAGGCGTAGAGCCAATTTAGAGGCAAAATATGGTCTGTTATTAGAAGCCAAAAACCCACAAGGCAGACCTGAAAGACCACAATCAGCCTATGAGCGAAAGCAGTTGGGTGTTCTTAATGGTGTTGGAATTGTGTTTAGTGATGCTCACTATTGGCCTGGCATCGTAACAACAGCGCATAAAGCACTTTTATGGGCGATAAAGGAATTTAAGCCATCATTTGTGGTCTGTAACGGAGATGCGCTTGATGGGGCTTCTATCAGTCGCCATCCACCATCAGGTATATCAGGCAAAGAACCATCTGTTATTGAGGAACTAAAAGCCTGTAAGGAACGACTTGGAGAGATTGAAGAAGCCGCCAAGCAAGCCCGTCACAATGTCCGACTAGTCTATACATGGGGCAACCATGATGCTCGTTTTAATGCCCGTTTAGCGACTAATGCGCCTCAGTTTGCCGAAACCTATGGGTTTAAGTTGGAAGACCATTTCCCAACTTGGGAGTTCTGTATGACAGTTTGGCCTACTGAAGATGTGGTTATCAAACATAGATATAAGGGTGGAGTTCATGCCACCCACAATAACACCGCAACATCAGGAAAAAGTATTGTTACTGGGCATTTACATAGCCTAAAAGTAACACCTTATGCTGACTATAATGGCAACCGATTTGGTGTGGATACAGGTACACTAGCAGAGCCTTATGGCCCACAATTCAGTTATGGCGAGGACAATCCATTGAATCATCGGTCAGGTTTCGCAATTCTGACATTTAAGGATGGGAAACTGTTATGGCCTGAACTAGTCCATAAGTGGGATGAGGATCAGGTTGAGTTTAGAGGACAGATCATCAATGTTTCTTAAAAGGGTTTTTATGTATACAGTAGAAATTGAGTTGGGTTGGGACGAAATTATTACCATCAAGACAGACGACTTCAACAAAGTTGCTATGTTGCAAGCATTTATTGCTGAACAAGAAGAGTGCGGATGGCTTGAAGAAGTTGAAGAAGACATCGAATTGATGTCATTCACCGACTCTGATGGCGTGACTTGGTACTATGACGAAGACGAAGACGAGTGGCTTGAGTTAGAAGAAGACGAAGAAGAAGAAGAAGACGAAGATCAAGAGTAAAGCAAGTGGCTCACGTCTGACAAGATTTCCTGAATACTGGCTATTGTTTGTGTTTCAGAAACATCGTGTTTAGTATGTGAGCGCATTGCTTGGTTAATGTCTAGCAAGGCTGTCCACACATCATGTGCGTGGATGGCCTGTTTTGCTTCTATAGCATCCTCAAATTCGATAGTTATTTTCATTTGTCCTCCGATAGCATAAAGATTGCAACACCGACAATCACTACGATTGCCGCACCAGATAGCATCAACATTACTGCCCAAGCAATTGTTTCTAACATTCTTTCTCCTTTATAACTCGTACGCTATTACGTACGCAATTAAAACTCATCGGAAGGTTTCACTTCTACAGGCCAACATCTGACCGCCCAAGCATCGCCATATTCCTTAATTGTCAGAAGTGGATAGCCTTTTCTGACAATCCAGTCGCTCATCTGACCATCTTTCTCAGGGTCATATATGGCAGGGAAACCATACTTCCAGCCCTCTGGTGGGTCAACCCACATCATGTTCGACTTGATACTTAAAACGTCCGACTTGATACTTAAATCATAAGCGTCTTCATAAAGCCCAAGGCGCACATTTTCTTCATGCAATCTGTCAAGCGGATTTGACAAATTGTCGTGTTTTTGTTCATTATGCTTAACATTGCGTTTACGCCACAGGCTCATAGGATGATCCACTCACGCTCTTGTCTACCAGATGATGACCTGACAGTTTTGCCTGTCAATGCAACCATCCCAAGTTTTTGCAGTTCTGGCAACCTACGGGCTACCTGACTATTTGTCAGACCAGTTTTCTCTGCTATTCCGTCCTTGCCCAATGGCCCAAAACGCTTTAAACAGGCATGAATTACATCCATGTGTACTGGTGCTACATCAGTAACGCTTTCAGCCGCCATGTGGCTTGTTATTGGATCAATGATCCTTGCCCTTACAAATGACTGTGAACCAAAGAACTTCTCTACTTCACCGCCAAACCATGTTTTATCTAATAAACTCATTTATGAACTCCTGTTAATTAAGTTAGTGGGTACTCACTTACGCTTTCCCCTTTGACATCAGAATGGGATGTCATCGTCCTTTAGGTTAGAAGGAACTGGCTTGCTTGCTGGTGGCTGACCATCTTTCGGTGATACTGCCAAACCCATAAACTTGCCAGACTTGCCTTCTTTAATCCAAGCAGACAACCAGTATTCGTTTCCGTCTACCATGATGCTACCTTTGTAGTCAGGATGTTTCTCCTGTTCCTTCTTGTCGTTTTTAAACAACACACCTGAGTTGTCTCGTTTCTGTTCCATATTAACCTTTCAAAGTATTTAACTTATTAACTTTGTCATCCACTTCCGATAAGAACTGAATAACCTCTCCTTCTAGTTCAGCAAGATACTTGTCATCTCTGGGTATCCGCTTAATGAACAACTGAAGTTCTTTTGGCATCCGTGGGTCAAAACTCACGAAATCACACCAATAACGTCCTGTGCAAGCCAATTGCCATTGCATCTGATCGTAGTATTTCTTGGCTATTTCCTCACCTAATAAGGTAGAAATATGTTGGGCTGTATTTGGACATTTGATTTCCAAACAACCTAATGATCCGTTATTTATATCTACCAAAAGTCCATCAGGAGAGGCGGCAGACATAGGAATTGTTGGATGGTCAATAGCACCTACCTCATCCACCAAAACGCCTGTTTTAGCCTCGTATGCGGCTCTAGCAAATGGTTCGTTGGTTGTTCCCCACTCCATTGCCGCATTTGTGTAGGACTCAGCAACTTGGTTAGTCATGCGCTCGACTACCAACTGAGCCATGTAGTTAGCACGACTCGTTGAA